CTAATATTCACTGCACAGCCTGAGGCGAAGACGAAATTAGCCGAGACGCTTAATGCCAAGCTGTATAAGATCCACCGTTGAATCATCGAAATGCTCCTCGATCAGTTTTTGCTCATGATAAGAATAACGCTGCGGGTGTTCAAGCATGTCGCGAAGTTTCGCTTCTGCATCTAGGGCAGAATTAATCTCTCCTGCCATATCAATTTGAATCCAAAGCACTGAGAGACCTACAGCGGTTTCCTGCACAGCCCACGTTATTATTCGATCAATAATAAACTGCACAACGGTTCGTACTACAGGGAGGGCGAAGACGAAGCCGAAACCGGGAATTCGCACAAGTGCGGCGAAGGCCTGCTTACCCAGGACTTGAATGAGCAGGAGTTTAATTGAATCCTTCACCGCGCACCAACTACAATTGCTTCAGTGCGACCTTAAGGACGGAGAAGATTGCGTCGTCGATTTGACCCGGAATCTTTGCAGCGAGAGCGTCGATGAAATAATCAGAATCAACTGACAACTTCATTTCGCCATCAAAGCCCTTAGAGTCATATTTCGCAACGAGAGACAACTTTCCATTACCTAGAAGAACAGCTACTTCACCTTCAGTACCGAGTTCCGACTTAATTAGCTCCATTACTTAATCCTCCGGATTATGCGTTTAACGATCTTCATGCTTTCATCGATTGCAAGGGTGATCATACATGCACCGATAAAAAGGATGCACAGTGCGGTGAGAGTGTGGATGGAAATCAAGACTAAGGTCTCGGTAATACCACTCATGTTCCGATCTTCCTCTCTACTGTAGTCACACGACTTGAGAGATCATCGATTCGTTCGGAGTGAAAACGAATATCCGACGTTAGTTTATCCGCCAGATTGTCGATCGCAGACGTAATCTTTCCAAATTGTTCCGTCATGTCCTTCTTCACCCACTGACGGTGCAGTCTCGCAGCAAGCATAAAAGCAATTGTCATTTTAATGATTTCGGACTGGAGCATATCCCCCAGCCATATAACGAATAAGTCCATCCATGGCCCTCGCAAATTAATGTACTGTGACGTCTATTATATGCGGTGACGAAGCGCATAGCGACATGAAAAATGTCCTTGCCGATGAAGTTTATTCAGTGTTTTATCGGCGTGTAACACCATTAAAGCAATCTGGGGATAAACAAAATGGCTCATGTAGACGTAAACCTCGGTGAGGTCGTGCCTGCTATCGCAGCGCAACCGCCCAAGGAGATGATTTCTGTCACGAAACTGGACGACGGACGGACTAAAGTCCGTATTAATTCCTCGTCTGTATCTGTTATTCAGGAGTGTCCGCGAAAAGCGAATCTCCTCCTTCACTCACGTTGGCGGGCTGAGTACGAAAGTCCAGCTACGATCTTCGGTTCTGCAGTCCATAAAGCCCTTGAGATCTTCTACTCAGGTCCAGTCGAGGAGCGCATCCTTCCGAAAATCGAAGACTGTGAGCTTCTCGCCTATGGACATGGTGTTCCCGATGGACTCGTTACGAGGGCACTTGCGGGATTTATCGAGAAGGCTCAGGCACTCTCTGCACTCCCAGAAACCGACAAGCGTTCGATTCAAAATGGCGTCTGGATACTCTACCACTATTTCAAGACCTTCATTGATGATCCATATGTTGCAATCGTAGACGAGCAGGGTCCTTTCGTTGAGCGGAAGTTCTCCGTCGTCGTCCACGATTGCGCTGACCTTGTCGTTGAGTACTTCGGAACGATCGATCTCGGAGTGCGACACATTCACACAGGTGAAGTCCTCGTTGCGGATCACAAGACTTCATCAGTCGTCGGGAATGATTTCTACAATCGCCTGAAGCCCAATCATCAGTATACGGGTTACCTTTATGGTGCACGTGAGGTCTTCGGACTTCCGACGTTTGGCTTCCTCGTAAATTGCCTACAAGTTAAAGAAAAGCCAAAGACGTCACGGGGGTCGCTCCCCCATTATCCGCGTCAAATTACAACCCGTGACGTCTTTGATTTTGATGAGTTCAAGGAAGCCGTTGTTCGTGCAGCGAAGGATTACGTCAATATGCTTGAGACGAACTCATGGCCGATTGGTCCTGTGAATTCCTGCACTATGTACGGCGGTTGTACTTTTCTTTCCGTTTGCTCCGCTCCGAAGTCTATGCGCGAAAACATTCTCTCTGCAAAATTCACGAAAGGCACTCCGTCATGAAGTTAAGCGATGTCCAGACCCCGGCGAATATAAAAATGCTCCTTGTTGGGCCTCCCGGATCAACGAAGACCTGTTTTGCTGCGGGTGCACCTTGTCCGATTCTATTCCTCGACTTCGACGGTAAGGTAAATTCCGCCGCTGCATGGTATGCGTCTGACAAAGAGCGCCTCGAAAATATCGACGTTCGCAGCATGAGTCAGCGCCTCGACGGAAGTGACCCCATCGTAGAGATGCAAAAGATAATCAAAGAGGAGTTAATTCCAGCGCAGTCCGCACCGAAGTTTAAGACCCTCGTGATTGACTCGGCAACGACCTTCTCGGCGGCGGTTCTCTCTCATATCGTCAGGACGAATCCTGGCATTAAGCGCGTTGCCTGTGCGCAGGGAGTACAGCCCGGCATGCAGGATTATGGCATCCTTAAGCGCGAATTCATGAAGCTCATTCCCGGTCTTCTCTCACTGCCGATGAATGTCATTATGACGGCGCACGTAAAGACGGACAGATCTGATCTGACGGGTGAGATCATTCGCTCACCTATTATGGATGGCTCGTTCGCTCAGGAGCTTCCGATTTACTTCGAGGAGGTTTACCGCGTTTACATGAAAGACGGTAAGCCCTTTGCGCAGACGAAGGCTGATCCGTATTATGACTTCTGCCGTAGTCAGATACCGAAACTTCCGAACCCGATCGAACTAAACTGGAATAGTTTAGCAAAGAAATACAATTAAGTTTAACCGGGACACAAAGTCCCACAACAAGGAGAAGTACTAATGGCACTAATACAACCGGATTTCAGCGACATCCAGGATCAAGTATCCGCTGGGACCTACAAAGTCATCGTTAAGAAAGGCGAAGTAAAGGAATGGCCCAACGGCGGTTCTTACATCAATTGGGAACTTGAGACATACGGTGAAGACGAAGCGAAGAATAACGGACGTCGTATCTTCGACAAGACTGCAACGTCTGGCAAAGGAGCCTTCCGCCTTCAGCAGTTCTACAAAGCTGCAACGGGTCAGTCTCTCACTGGTTCATTCGACACAGAACAACTTGTCGGAAAACAGCTTGAGATTGAACTTGTCGATGGCGTTCGCAACGGTGAGCCCACGGGTTACACTGAAGTGAAGCGCATTCGTCCCGTTAAAATGAACTAAACAGTAACGCAACTAGAGTACCGCACGTATGACGCCGACTGATCCATCATCCCAGATTGTCATCATAATCGACGAAGTACGTGCGGGCTCGACTGATCACCTCGGAATGTTCTCCGGGTGGCAGTGGGAGTCCCTTCGAGGAAGACTCCTTCGCGCCGGTATCTCACCCGACCGTGTCCGCATCGACCTCTTTAATGAAAACACTCACTATAATAATGCGAGTGTAATTGTTGGTCTCGGCGAGAAAGTACTGCGTCATTTTACACAAAAGCGCGGAATAGATAAGTGGCAGTTAAGCCCCCTTGTTATTTCAGAGGGACAGTATTTTATCCCGACCTACGACCTCGGTCGAATACAAAAACAACCCGAGCTTGGGCTATACCAAGAACTCGCCTTTCGTCGTGCCATTGAAGTGCTTGAGCCCACTTGGATTACCCCGCCTGAGCGTTTCATCCTTAACCCCTCACTGGAGGAATCCCTTGCAATTCTCTCAGACATTGCCGAACGACCAGAAGTGGCAGTCGATGTCGAAACCGGATATGGACAAATTAACACTGTTGGTTTCGCCTGGAGTGCATCCGATGCTATTGCAATTAATGTGCTCCCCGACCGATTCTCCGATCATTCTTACTTTGAACTCTGGCGAGCCATATCAGGAGTTCTCACGTCTCCTAGCCGGAAGATCCTGCAGAACCATATCTATGACCTCTCTTATTTCTCAGCCTACGGAATAAGAACAGAAGGAGAAATCTTCGACACTATGTGGGCGATGAAGTTCCTTTGGCCTGAGCTTAAGTCGAATCTCGGAAATGTTGGACGCATTTACACGAAGCGGCCATACTGGAAGGATGACGGAAAGGTTACAGACGAAGAGGGCAAGAAGAAGGACTGGGGTAACGTACGTGACTGGACTAAACATTATATATATAACTGTCGAGACACCACTGGTACGTTTGAGGCGAAAGGCGCTCAGTTATCCGATCTCCGAGTACGGAAACTCGATGGCCTATTTACTTCTTATCTCATGCGCCTATCTGAGCCTATCCGTGAAATGTGCGCCGTTGGAATGCCTCTTTCTCTCGAAACTCGTGAAGCATTGCGAATCGAGGTCGAGTCAAAGATTAAG